GAACTCATTAGAAAAAATTTCTTCAGTCTTTTTTTGAAAATATTCAGATTTCCTAGAACTCTCTTGCTGATAGGTCTGTGATTCTTGAACGTATTTCTTGTAAGCATTGTAACTCTCTTTTTCATCATCTGAAACTAAACCACCTTTCGACTCGACAGGTATTTTATACGCCTCTTTTGAATCCTCAAAAAATTTCTTTGCCTTGGCAAGCTCTTTCTTCTTAGCAATCTCCTTCTTCTTGATGTCCTTTGGCTCATCAAGATCCTCATCATAAGCAAACTTATCCTCGATCATATACTCGATATCTTCTTGGTCTAAGTCCTCTTCTGTCTGAGAGTAGTACTCTGCTAATAATTGTTCTGGACTTAGGTCGTCATAGTTTCTACTTAACTTAGCAAAATCTTCGATACCTCTTCCAGTTTCTTTTTTATATTTAAAGTATGCAGATACGTCACCAGGTAACTCCTCTGCTTCTTCTCTTTTCTGAAGCAACTCGTCAATAGAGCTAACTTCTTTATTATATCTATTCTTAATGTAAGAAAGAACGTCCGAGTCTCCATACTCTTGGGTTACTACTTCTTTCTCTGGAGCAACTACCACCTCAGGTGTTTGTTGACTCTCTTCGTGTTGGTCTAAGAGCGTTTGCTCAATCTCTTGAACAGACTTTTGCTCTACAGCTCCAACTTCTTTTACTGTAAAATTTTCCATTTGATTTAATTTATTTATTTAATTTTTATGCGTAAATTTCTATGCTTATAGAAGAATAATCTGCTAAATCACTAGTAGTTGATGTCTGTGGATCATAAGTACTCCAAGATATAAAACTATTTGAAATTCCAATTGTATTTAAAACATAATATCCTCCTTGATTTTGTACCGTAACAAATACTTTTTTAAAATTAGAAAAAGGCGTGTTTGGTGTTATTCTAAAATTTCCAGCAGATTGTCTAGTTATAGTAAATGTCTTTCCAGTTGTATTTTTACTTGTTGTATCTATTAACGGAGCATCACTTCCGCTTTGAGTAACAAACATTTTTAAAGCTGAAGCAATATCGCTTGTTAAAGCCAAAGTTCCTGAGGCATCTGGAAGAGTTATTGTTCTGTTATCAGAAATATTAGTAGGAGATACCAACTCTATATTTTTAATATCTCCAGATAAATTTAATTTACGAAGTCTAATTGAATCTTTATATATCTCAGTTCCTAAAAAATTTGTATCTAAGATAGATAAATAACTTCCTTCTAATGTAGTAGTTATAGTTCCTGATTCAACAGTATTACCTAAAGCAACCGTTTGTTGTAAGTTAGGAGTTATGTTTACAGTGCTTGGAATTAATCTATAAGCACTTAAACTATTTGTTCCAGAATCATCTTTTATTATTTGATAGTGCTCCCCACTTTTTATAGTTAAATTTGAATTTCCATTAATATTATTGCTTAAAGCAGTTAATATTACAGAATAAGCAGACTCATTTTTTATAGTAAATTGATCCCCTACTGCTAGTATCTGATTCAATTTAACACGCTTTCCAGTGCCGCTTGCAAATATTCTTACAAAGTCAATATTAGAAAAATTAGTTGGAGTTGAATTTGCTACAACCTCTGATGATTCTGTAGGTTTAAGAGCCACAGTCCCTGAAGCGTCTGGAAGAGTTATTACTCTAGGTGCTAAAACAGTACTTGGAACTTTTAACTCAATAACTCCACTACCAGTTTGTTTTGTAAATGTTATATTACCTGGATATACATCTGTTATATCTAAACTATTATAAACACTTAAGTCCCCGCCACTTAAATCAGAAACGTTAGAATCATTTTGAATTACAATACTAGAACCACCAGTAACAGTATTACCTAAAGCAACCGTTTGTTGTAATGTCTGAGTAGCTCCAGCTCCCTGAGGTCCAGTTGGTCCTTGAACTCCTTGAATACCCTGTGCTCCTTGAGAGGCTAATAATGCCCAGTGCGTTGCATCAGCAGATGGATTAGTAGTACCTGACGTTGCTAAAATACAGAACCAAGAAGCCCCATCATATCCTACAGCATCATCTGCTACATAAGATGTTCCAGATACCCAAGCGCCTTGCCACTCTAATCCAGCAGGTCCAACAGGTCCTAACGGTCCAGCAGGTCCTTGAACTCCTTGAGGTCCAGTAGCACCTACACCTACAGTAGAAGCAATATCTTCAATTGTAAAAGGTTCAGTTGTTTTATTTAATACAGCTGATTTTCTTTCAGTTAAATCTACTGATGTTGCTATTCCTATAAATCTAGTTCCACTAGGTACTGTTGCCATATCTTATTTTTTTTTGCAAAGTTAGTTATTTATTTATTATGTATTATGAGCAGTTCCACTTGTCCAAAGCTAGCTTCTTTCTAGTAGACTCTCCGTTAGGTTTCTTCATAGGCCCTGGCATCCCCGACATTCTACTACAAAATGATGCTCTTCGCTTTGCGTCTTTACTTCCAGGCTTTAACTTAGAAGGAGCTGTCGTAACAGCTGTTTTCATATTCCCTCCTGTAACTCTATTATATTTAGCTACTCCCTTAGCAGTTAGCCCTCCTGACTTTGATTTTTCTCCTCTACCTATTGATAAATTTACTTGTTTCTTTGCCATATTACCTTGGTCCGAATTGCGACAAATCAAACGAGTCTAAGTTATCATTAGTAGATTCAAAATCTACAGGCGGTAAGTTATTCTTACGTTGGTCTATCAGTTTTGATTGCTGTGTATTTTGTAGGCTAATACGCTTATCCTTAGCCTCTTCCTTCATCTCTTCTTTAGTCTTAGTGGTCTGAACCTCAATACCTTTCAACTGCATATTATAGTTAAACTCAACCTCCATAAGCTGCATCTTGGCCTGAACCTCGCTCTGCATCTTCTGAATGTCAAATGCTGACTCAGCTTGTTTTACTTGTAGCTTAGCCTGTGTCTCAGCTTGAATCTGTTGCATAGCTACTTGAGCTGCCAGCTGCTGTGATTGCTGCTGTATCTGTCCCTGCATCTGCTGAGCCTCCTGAGCTTGCTTTTGCTTCTGCTCTTCTCTCTTCTTTCTCTTAAGTTTAAGAAGTTGATTAGCTAGTTTAAGGTTTCTCATCTCTCTGATGTCAATAGCATCCTCTAATAAGATAGAGTCACGTGATAATGAAACCTGAATGTTCTGCTCTAGCTGAGCCTTCTCCTCCTCATCAGGTGATACCTCTATAAATATACCAAAGTCGTATATGTATAGGTCCTTAATATCTTCTAATATACCAACACTGTACTTACCTATCTGATTTACAAACTCCTCCTTAAAGTCAGAGTACTCTAATATATCTGCAACTCTATAAGAAATTGCTTCAGATAACGAACGTGTAATATATAGACTTGACTCTAGTATGTGTCTTGTGGCTGTGTTTGAATTTAATGCCGCCAACTTCTGAACTCCAACTAATGCATCTGGGTTTGGAGTAGAACCATCACGTGCCTCATTAAGACCAGTTACGTCTCTAATCATTCCCATATAGTGGTTATAGCTACCAATTAAACTCTGTAGTTTAGCCTGTCCACTATTTGTTCCTAATTCAGATATTGGAATCCTTGCATTATTAAACTCACCATCTCCAGTATAACTTCTACCAATCACACTACCTGTCTGGAAGTATAATCTTAATGCATCTTCTGGATTGTATGCTGCTCCAGTACCTAGGTCAACCTCGTTAATACCATCGGCATCGATAAATACCCCATCAGGTACTACTCTAGCCAATACTTGCTGCATCTTAAGGTGAATTACTTGAATCAAGTCGGCAAACGGAATCATTCTTTTCACCAATGACTCAATAGCTCCCTTGTACATTCTTGGAGCAACTGCTACATAGTTAGGAATAGCGTGTTGTGTTGCTGATTTAGGACGCACCATATTCTTAGATAGCTCCCACTTCAACATAATATTTGTACCAGCAACCATAATCCCATCATACCAAACATCGATAACCTTCTCAATCTTCTCGAAGTTTCCTTCGTCCATCATCTCTTGTGGAGGATTGAACGTGTCGTCCTTTGGTATCATTTTCTCGCTACCGTTCTCTAATTTCTTTTTCTTGTATACAATCCTCTTAGTGGTCTTATAGTTAAAGTAAAGTAATGTAGCAGAGTCTCTACTAAATAAACTATTATTTAACTGAGCCAATCCGTACTGACTATTCCAAGCCTCTCCGTACTTAGATATCTCTCCTAACTGCTCTAGTGTCAGTGTAGGATCAATCTTCATAAGTTCAGTTGTATGTACTGTCTTAACCTCTCCCCAATAGAAACAATCGTTAAAGTATGGATTCTCTGTATAACTATAGATAACATTCGCTGGATCTACATACTCAATTCTAACCCCATCACCAGGTAGAAACATGTGCTTAGCCATACCAACTCCTAGAGTAGCTATATCTAAGTCAACACTCTTACGGATGTCGTTATACTTATTATCGTCAAAGATTGTATTAATTGCTTGTTCTTCAGCTATTTCAATTGCAGGTTTGTAGTTTATCTGCATAAACAATGAAAGTTCATCATCTGTCTCTGGAAGTTCTTCTGCTGGAGTATCGAATGCGTCGATTCCAAACTGCCCCTTTACCTGAAGAAGTAAGTCCTTCGCAGCCATATCAGTCTGAACTGACTGTTGAAATCTATTTCGTTTATCAGTAGACATAGCATCCTGTGCATATGCCTTAACCTTAAACATTCTATCCGTCATTCCATTAACTACGATGTCAAGGAATTTAGGTATAATTGGAACAGGAGTCCAGTCCAAATTTAGGTGACTTAAATCACCATCCACAGATAGCTCGTTCTTATACTTACCTATTGACTGTTCGCCACGAGCATACAGACGCAATTTATGAAAATTAGCACGCTGATCGTAAAATCTACACCCATGGCTATCCTTCTTAAACCACTCATATTGAATGCTTTGCCCAATTTGTAGGCCATACTCGACAGATTCTTTTTCCTTATCAGTAGCAAATTGGTCTGGGAAGCTAATTGGATTAATCTTAATACTTACGTCCTTCATTTATCTTATTATTTCGCTATGCGTTCCGCTATTATTATACTTTGCAAAGTTAAAGATAATTTTCGATTCTTTTTTGACTTGCGTATACACATTTTTTTGATTAGCCATTATAGCTAATCCTGAGCTAATTGCAGCATCAAACTTCGTTCTGTTGTTTATATCAAACCTTGACCATTCGTTTATTGTACGTGTGAAGTACATTGAACCCATCTCATCAGAATCCCTGTAAGTACCTTCTAAGTCAAGTCCTACATACTTCTCAATATATGACTCAATCGCAGACGCGTGAGACTGCTTAACATCTTCAGAAGAGTTAGGAATACCTCCAAGTTCTTTTTCTGTCTTAGAGAGGTTATTATAGTGCTTATCTGGTCTGTTCATAGAAAATCCTCTATAGCCCCTGTTCTTGAAATGATATAGCAGCCTAGGCTTGTTATTCTCAACCAGGATAGGCATACCATAAAATACACATGCCATCAGTACCTCTTCGAAAAATATCTCTGCTGTCTGTGGTCTTGCGATATACTCCAGAAAGAAATGATTACTTGGTGCGTTGTCCATATTAAACTTAGTAAGTCCATGAAGAGAACCATTAGATCCTCCACCGCCTACTGTACCTGATATATCGTATGGATCACATCCAAATGCACCAATATGATCATTCCCAGGATACTTCATTCCATTCTTATTCACGACTGCATTCTGTAGGTTACGCTCTGGTATCCACGATACGTTAAACCTTCCTCTTGGATCTGGAGTCCACACTACCTTGGTATCCTTTTCTCCATTTAACCAGCTAAACGAGCCTCGCGTAAGTACTCTATCCTTTATTAAGGAGTCGTTATAGTCTATCTGTTGGTATATCTTTGTTAGGTTGAATATCGACGACTTGCTCTCATCTCTGAAGGCATGAGACTCTGTCCTTGAGAACTGTCTATAGAACTCGTTAAGAGCATCAGCATCACTCTTCAATGAAGCAACCTCATTCTCCCAATAGTCAATAGCACCATTAGAGATCATCTGACCATCAATCCCCATCACTGGTTTAGCTGGCTTTCTGAATACTGGCATTCCATATCTGTCTATATAACCCTCAAAGTTCCACTCCATTGGTATATACAAAGAGTACATACCAGATTTTGTCTGACCATTGGCATTACGTGTGCTTACATTTGATTCTTCGTATAGTTTCTTGAAGTTAGCCCCTCCCTTTTCAAGCGCGTTAGGAGTTGAACCCATCATACACTTTCCAATAATTTTAGAACCCAACCTAAGACACGTCTTTGTTACACGCCAGTTATTTAAGATATTATCTGGCTTAATCCATTTACCGCTCTCGTCATGTACGAGTAAAAGTAACTTCTCACCATCATAACTATTGTCTGCCGTGTTCTTCCAGTCAATCGTGGTATCAAGACCTCTAATGTCGGACTCTGCACTTTCGTACATATTCTTCTTGGTAATCTTAGCCGCAGGAACTCTAAATGCGAGCTCTGTCTTTGGCTTGTCCATACCGTCCTGAATAGGCTTGAAGAAGAAGGGATAGTTGCTTATAATCGGAACCACCTTGTTTGTAAACATTGTCTTAGCATCGTTACCAGTCTTTGATAGTATACCTAGTCTTGCATCTTTGGCAAGTGTTCCTGTATTAGATAACTCATTAGATCCCATAAACGAGAATCCAGAACGTCTAATCTTTAGGTACACCATTCCAAATGAACGGTTATCGGCCTTACAGGCTTCCCAAAATATAAAGTATATCCTGTTTGCCTCTCGGTAGTCTGGGAGTCCAACATCAATCTTAGTCCACTGCAAGTACATATAATGAGAGCCTGTGATATAAGTTTTAACGCCATTATTCATAAAGAAAAATCCGTGATCCCTTCTATCAAACTCTCCCTCTATATAATCAACCCACTCATCCTTAAAATTCTTAGGCATAGTATGCCAGTTGAATATAGTCTTGATATTACTAAGCTCCCTTGGATACTCAGATGGTTGCCAATACTGATTCTCTTTCTTGCTATCTCTTTTATAAACATCGTCTGGTGTTGATGGTAGCGCGACTAGTAATCCGCTAATGTTATAAATATCTCCAATGGTTCCATCCTTAGATATAACCACCATATCATATTTCTCATTATAGCCGTACTCCCAAGTCTTGCTCTTGTTCTTTACTACAATAACACTCTTAGGTATATGGTCTTGGACTATCCTGTATATGCTATTTTGATCTTCGTTCTGCAAATCCTTGTACTTTAGGTTCAGTTTTTACAACGGATTCATCAATTAGTTTTTCTTGCTCTAGCTCTATCCTATTTAGAATATGAACGGCATCTTCTATTGCTAAGCGTTTTGTAGAGGCAGCATTCTTAAGTTTATCAGCAGATAAATCATCATCGCCCCCTCTTATTATAGTGTCTTCGGCAATTTTAATTAACTCATCCACTGCCTTATAACCAGCTGCAATAATTCTTTCTTTAATTGAATTTAATTCCATTTTAATGTAATATTTTTAGTAAGCATTCTGTATAGCTTCTCATCATTTATGTAAAATGGGTACTCACTATTTGGCTCAAACGAAATCTCATTTCCAATACTTAGACCTAGGTCTAGTAACTCTTGATTTATATACTCTATAGTTCCAATTAAAGGCTCCTCTAGTGTATTCTTATGAATAATCGAGTTCCTTGTCTTAATTGGTTTTACAAAGCAGTACTTAGAGTGAGCACTCCATTTATTATCGTGAAAGTACATAAAGAACTGTTCGTTATCTACCATGAATAAATCATCCTTAAGATAACTTGCACCGCTCTTTTCATTACCCTTCATATCATAATATAACTTAAATACGTTATGATGAACGAGTAATAAGTCTCCTACTATTATATCTCCTTTATATCCGATAGGAGTAGATACTACTACGCCTAATCTATTAGACACAGTATGGTCCTCCTGAGATGTACTCACGACCAAATCAATTCCCCCTATACTCTTTGTATTATTGTATCGCTTACCATCTAATGGCTTTACGATAAAGCAGTAAGGCGACTTCATTTAGAAGTTTATATTGTACTCTACAGAGACTGGAATATTAGAATTAAATTCCTTCCATAGAATAGTCTCATCAGATTCATTCTCTATCCATACCTGAAAACTACACTTAGATTCGTTGAAGAATATAAGATGTATTTTATGAGAACCTCCAAGAACCTCCTGTCCATGGAGATAACTCATAGCGTTTTTGTAGTCTGGACCTACTGATATTTTACGGATATCCATTGGTTATACGATACTCGTTATAAGACCATTGACTACCGTGATAGTTTTTACATCAGAAGTAGAGAAAACTCCGCTAACTCCAGGATCTAATGTTATATCGATAATGCTTTGAACACTAAAGTTCTTGGTTTCGTTTTGAGCCCCTATATCTGTACCTATTAATAAGTCGTCAGATGTAGGTATTGAAATTACTGGGTAATCACTAATCTTAGTCATTTACTTCTCCTGTTTGTAAGTTAACACTTACCTTACCATACTTATCAAGCAGTAAGGCTTCTATTTCTTGGTATTCTTTAGATAGAGCGTCTAAGTCTCTAAATAATTTATGCTTTAATAATTCAGCATCAGCAATGTTTAATTTTGTTTCATTAAATTTCTGATGCAAGGTCCTTAGACCTTCTAATTCTTCTGTAGTTACTGTTTTCATATTGCAAAGATAGTAAAATTATTCTACTAAATATCCCAACTGCTCAAAAGCTAATTTAGAGTACAATTCCGCACTTGTTAAATCCTGTGCTTGTCCTTCTACTAATTCAACAGAAAACGCTCCTTGTTGAACATCTGTAAAGATTGCACCTGCTCCGTCTTTGTATGCTTCGTGACTTGCATAAGTAGCGGCTGCTATTTCTAACGTTATTCCGTTTGCTCTACCAGCATATTCTAAACGAACATAAACACTCGGCAACTCAATTTCAGTACCTTGAATTAAAATCTTTTTTCCTGCCGTAGCACTAACTAATAATCCCATAATTTATTTATTTATATTGATGTTATTGTTTCCCACGCTGCTGCACCTCTTACACATAATTTTCCTAATGTAGTATCGTAAACTACTAAACCACTTGCGGGAGTTGCTATTGCGTTTTTTTGTGTAGTCGTCATTCTTGGAGGAAGGAAACCTTGAGTTGTGCTTTCAATAATTAATTTAGAACTTGCAATATTTGTTGTTGTTCCTATTAATACATTAGCACTTGGAGTAAATATTATGTTACCATTTTGTGCTACAAGTTCTAAATTATACGTTGCTGTTATTTTTTGTGTTGCACCATTTCCAGCTAATAATGTTAAGTATTGGTCACTATTTGTGCTATTACTTAATATTAAACTTGAATTTGTTTTTGAAATCGTTACATTTGAACCAAATAATGTAGTAGTGCCTAGTAATATACTTCCATTTCCAGCAATACTTAACAAATCCGCACTATCAGCACTATTTCGAACTCGTAAAGCTATATCAGTTGATAACGCTCCAGGTGCTGCAACTTGTAATCTCGCCGTCGGTGCTGTTGTTCCTATTCCTACGTTACCAGCTCCAGTTATCTTTACAGCTTGTGTTCCATTTGGTACAAAATTAATTCCATTAGCGTCAGACCTTAGACGCATCCCTGTAGCTATGTCAAGGTAGTTTGATGTACCTCCTAAGTATAAAACATCAGTTTTTGTATTTCCAATAATATCTAATTTCTGAGTTGGTGCAGTTGTTCCAATACCTACATTCCCTAATCCATTAGTAACTAACAAATCCCCTGTGTCAGCAGAATTCCTAACTCGCAAAGCTATATCAGTTGATAATGCTCCAGGTGCTGCAATGTGTAACCTCGCTGTTGGTGCTGTTGTTCCTATACCTACGTTGCCTGCTATGGTAATAGCAAATCTATCAACTCCCCCTGTTGCTAAATACATATCCCCACCGTCGCCAGAACCACTTATTCTAAATAAACGTGGGTTAGTTGAGTGTCCCGAGCCAAACATTCCAAGCTGTGCGATTGCAGTTCCAGCAACTAATTGAATTCTTGATTGTACTGCAGTTCCTACATTTGTATTTTCAAAACGTCCAATACCTATAATACTATTTGTGTCTGCAGATACGTGAAGTTTATTGCTAGGTGCTGTTGTTCCTATACCTAACCTATTATTCGTATTATCCCAAAAAAACTGAGCATTATTTTGAGTTATTGTTGTACCATTTGAAAATAAAACCGAACCCGAAGTCAATGAAGGTAGATTAAATTTCCCATTAAATGCAGTCCAATCGGTTGTGCTTAAAGCTCCTCTATTTGCAGCACTTGCAGTTGGTAGATTAAAAGTATGTGTTTCGCTTACGCTACTAATATTAAAATCTGTTCCACTTGTACCAACCGCTAAATATTGATTATTAGAAGTCAATCCATTTAATGCAGCAATACCACTTGCAAAGGTTGTAATTATTTGACAAAGATGACTATTCTCAGTATGTAATTTAGCAGTACGACCTCCGCTATTATTTACAATATAAACTCTAATTGCCAACCTATCCGTTAATAATAATGTAGTTTCTGGAACTGCTAAAGAAGTTAAATACAAATCAATGCTTGTACCACCATTTATTGTTTCGGGAACTGCTGAACTATTTGCAATAGTTGTAAAAGTTGTTCCGTTATATTTTAATAACTCAACATAGAATTTAGGTGTTCCACCACTTGATGACATACTAAACCACATTTCAAAATTCCAAGCTCCAGAAGGTATTTGCAATCTGTTAGGGTTTCCAGCATCTGTTAAGAATTGAGTAATTAAACCATTACCCGTTAAAGTAAAATCTGTTCCCGTTCCAATTACCGCTGTATTACTTAATTGCTTGTAAGTTGCTACCGATGCAGCTATTGAACCATTTAAATAATAGAATACAGATGAACCACCTCCACCGCTACTTGGTAAAGTTGCTAATTGTCCATCTCCTCTAATATATTGTGATGAAGTACCAGCAGCAGAAACCGCTATTGTACCATCTGAAGTTAAAGGACTATTTGCTACATTAAATGCAACAGGCATTGTTAAACCTACAGAAGTTAAATAAGTAGCACTATCTACGGTACCATCTGCTTTCAAGAATTGTGAAGCAGTTCCTCCATCTTTGATTAAATGAGCCGCTGTAATATCGTAAACTCCTAAATCAACGTTTTGAGTTGCACCCTCATATGGTACATAATCAGATAAATCTTCTATTGTAGCAATTGTATATATGCCCGTTGGTTTTTCAGGAAACTCTAAAGTAATTTCTTCTGTTAAATTTGTTGTTTTTATTAAACCATTAACTTCATTGGTTCTTATTACAACAGCTCCATCAGCACTTAAATAAGTATGGCTTCCTGTATTTTTATTAGCTGTTGCAATAACAAAAGTCTCAATAAGAGAATAAGAATCTACCGAATCAACTGTTATTGAATTTGTCGTAATATTTCCTTCGTCAGTTACTTGTTGTAAATTTGGAATTGTAATATCCTCCAATGTTATAAAAGGATGAACCCCATCCTCACCATCATTGATTAAGTCGGATGTCTTTG